GAAAGCCGCTAGGAAAACCTACTGTACGCTGTACACTATGACCACCCACAAGGAGGTGGTCGATGGCGTGCATGAAATGCGGGTCTGATTGGGTGACGCCCAGGGGCAAGAACATGGTTTCCTGCCCTGAGTGCTGCAAGCAGCAGCGGTGCAAGGCGAGGAAGCAAGGACGGCTGCCGGCGGTCCAAAGGAAGAGCTGCGGCCGATGCGGCAATGTAATTGAGATAGACGACGGCAGTGTCATTGCTCACACAAAATACTGCGATAATTGCCAAGGAGCTGCGCGTGCCGAGTACATGGCCGAGTATCGCCGCCAGGCCGTGAAGGAATCGACAAAGCGCAGGCGGCTTGTGTCCGCCGTTTTGTCTGTGGTCGCTGACGTCCAGGCTGCGATGCGTGCTCAGTTGCGCGCCAGCGTCCGCACGAGTGTGTTCAAGTCCTCATACCCGAGGTGTTGCGCTACATGCGGAAAACCATTCTGTCCAGATCCGCGCCATTCGGATTCAAGGTTTTGCTCTTGCGAGTGCGCCAGTGCATGGCAGCGTGATTCGTCCTGCATGTCCTGCGGATGCCGAATTTCGCTTCGGGCGATTGGAAGAAACGCACGAAAGCGTACGTCATCTGCGATGTGCAAGCGTTGCGCGGTGCGGAAGTTTCGTCGCAGCGAGAAGGGAAAAGAGGCGAGGAGACTGCGAGACAACCATCGCAAGCGGTGTAGGCTTTATGGAGTGCCATTCGACCCCGGCGTAAAGCCACAATTGGTGTTTGAAAGAGATGGGTATGTGTGTCACGTATGTGGACAACGAACCCTCATGGTCTTTGCATGGCGTGGTGCTGTGCCAGATCAAAGGTCGCCGACAGTGGACCATCACCCGTATCCGCTAAGCGTAGGCGTGGCGGGGCACGAGTGGCACAACGTCCGATGTGCGTGCTGGGGATGCAATGTGAGAAAGTCAGCGCGTGTTGATTCGGTCGCGGCGTTCGCGGCCGGGCTGATGCCAGGTGGGGGTAATCTTATCGGGCACGGCTGAGGAAAACCCGTCGTTCCGGCGTAGGGACGCGTGGCCGAAATTGGAACTTTGAAAATGGGCAAGGGCCGCAAGCCGACTCCGAAAGCCATCCTGCAGCTTCGCGGCTCTCGCGTGCGAGGTCCGCACGTTCGCGGCATCGACGCCACGCCAGGCGTGCCGCCAGCCCCGGCCTGGCTGTGCGAGACGGCCCGTTTCGAATGGGAGAGGGTCGTGCCGATGCTAGAGGCGTCCAAGGTGATGAGCCCTCGTCACCAGCAAACCCTCGCCGGCTACTGCGACTCATTCGCCGACATGGTGCAGGCCGACGCGGAATTGAAGGCGAACGGCACGACACTTGTGGACGGCAAAGGTAGGGTGAGTAATCACCCGGCGTGGCTGCGAAAAAGAGACGCACGGAATCAGATGCTCAAGTTCGCGGCCGAGTTCGGCCTGACCGCTTCCGCGATGGCGAGGGTATCGGCTGTTGAGCAAGCGACCACGGAAGACGAAGACGACGCCAAGATGTTCGCCTGACGTTGGCCCGCGAAACGAAAAGGCGGATATGGCCGTCCGGTTCTTTGAGGAGAACCTGACCCACGCAAAGGGGGAACTGGGCGGCAAGCCGTTCGTGCTTGAGCCCTGGCAGCAGCGGTACATCCGCACGCTCTTTGGCACGCTGCGAAAAGACGGGCTGCGGCAGTACCGGACGAGCTTGCTTGCGATTCCGCGAAAGAATGGAAAGTCAACGCTGTGCGCTGGCATAGCGTTGAAGTTGCTTTTCGACGGGGAACCAGGGGCGGAAATCTACTCGTGTGCCGCCGACCGCGACCAGGCCCGGCTCGTGTTTGAGATGGCGAAGGTGTGCGTGGAGCAATCGCCGAAACTCCGCACGAAACTGCGGGTGTTTCGCAATTCCATCGTCCGCGAGGATACCCACTCGTTTTACAAGGCTCTCTCTGCTGAAGCGTTCACGAAGCACGGGCTGAACGCTCACGGCGTGATCTTTGACGAGTTGCACGCCCAGCCGGATCGCGAGCTTGTGGACGTGATGCAGACCTCGATGGGGGCGAGGCGGCAGCCCATGCTGGTCTACATCACGACGGCGGGATATGACCGCAAGAGCATCTGCTGGGAGATATGGAAATACGCCGAGTCTGTCGCGAGCGGGGCGATCAAGGACGAGTCATTCCTGCCGGCGATCTACTCGGCATTGCCGGATGACGATTGGAAATCAGAGGAGACGTGGCGGAAGGCGAACCCGAATCTCGGCGTCAGCGTCAAGCTGGATTACCTCCGCAGCGAATGTGCGAGGGCGGTGGAAATGCCGTCCTTTGAAAACACGTTCCGGCAACTCCATCTGAACCAGTGGACCGAGCAGGATACGCGCTGGCTGCGGATGGATGCTTGGGCGAGGTGTGGCAAGCCGTGCCCGGTGACGTTGCAGGGCCGGGAGTGCTGGGCCGGGCTCGACCTCGCGACCACGTTTGACACGACGGCATTCGTGCTCGCATTCCCGCTGGAAGACGGGCGGTACTGGGTTGAACCGCACTTCTGGATTCCCGAGGAGAACATGCGGGAGCGGGTGCGGAGAGACAAGGTTCCGTATGACGTTTGGGCACGTCAGGGGTATTTACACCTGACTCCCGGGAACGTCACAGATTTCGACCAAGTGCGTTCTGACATCAACGCACTGGCGAAGAAATACAACATCCGGCAGGTCGGCATCGACCGCTGGAACGCGACGCAGTTGGCGAACCAACTGCAAGGTGACGGCGTGAATGTCCTAGGCTACGGACAGGGCTACAGCTCCATGAGCGGGCCGAGTCTCGTGCTCGAATCGCTCTGCGTGTCGGAAAAGCTGCTACATGGCGGGCATCCGGTGCTCGCGTGGCAGGCGGGAAACGTGGCGGTCCAGAAAGACCACAACGGCAACATCAAGCCGAGCAAGGCAAAGAGCAACGAGCGTATCGACGGAATCGTCGCCCTGGTCATGGCTCTTGGCGTTCATGCGTCGCAAGAGGTGAAGGGGCCGGCAATCGAACCCTCCATCCTCATCCTATGATCGCCCAAAACAACCGCATTCTGTGGCTTCCTGAGAGTGACGCCCGGCACTTCGACTATGAGTCGGGCGGCTACGGCGGCGGTCGCAACCCGTCTGGGGTGAAGGTAGACGCCGAGACGGCGTTGCGTTCGACGGTGGTGCTGGCGTGCATCCGCGTGCTGTCTACGTCGGTCGCAGGGTTGCCGTTGCACCTCTATCGGCGGCTTCCTGGCGGTGGCAAGGAGGTTGCCCGTGAGCATCCGCTGTATCGGCTTCTCCATTCGCAGCCGAACTCGTGGCAGACGAGCTTTGAATGGCGCGAGCAACTCATGCTGCACCTGCTGTCGCACAGTGAAGCGTATAACGAGAAGGTCTACGCCAGCGGTCAACTCAGCGAACTCGTGCCGTTGCACCCGTCGCGGATGAAGCCCGAGCGGATTGAGAACGGGCGGCTTCGCTACAAGTACCGCGAGGATTCTGGCGGCACGACTACCTACGCCCAGGATGCGATTCTCGTCGTGCGCGGCATGAGCGATGACGGCGTGAACGGGATGAGCATGATCGAGCTCGCCCGTGACGCGATTGGGCTGGCTCGGGCTCTGGAGATTCACGGGGCGACGTTCTTCGGGAACGGCGCGAGACCCGGGGTTATCTTGAGTACCGATCAGACGCTCTCGCCCGAGGCTGCCGAGAACACGCGAAACCAGTGGGAGCGGGCTCATCGCGGTGCCGACCGGGCACACAAGACGGCGGTGCTGCAAGGCGGGCTCAAGGTCACTGAGCTCGGCGGGAACAACCAGGAGGCTCAGTACCTGGAGGCCAGGAGGTTCGCCGTCGAAGAGTGCTGTCGCATCTTTGGCGTGCCCGGCCATCTCATTGGCGATTTGACTAGAAGTTCATTCAGCAACATCGAGCAGCAATCGCAAGATTTCCTGACGAACGGATTGATGCCTTGGCTTCGCCGCATCGAGTCTTCGATTACCCGCGACTTGCTCGATGGCGATGACGAATACTTCGCGGAGTTCGACACGCGTGGCGTGCTGCGGGCTGATGCCGCTGGCCGCGCGGCGTTCTACCAATCGCTCTGGAACATGGGCGTGGTGAGCGTCAACGAACTGCGATCATGGGAGAACATGAACCCGGTTGATGGTGGCGACACGCGGTTCGTGCAGTTGAATATGACCACGCTAGACAAGGCGGCTGCGGTTCCCGAGCCGATCCCGGCGGCGGTGGTCGAAGAGCCGGTGGTCGATGCCACGGCTCCCTCGCCGGAACCGGCTGCCGACGCCGAGCCGCAGGTGGCCGACGTCTCGCTCAACGGTGCCCAAATCACGGGGCTGCTCGCGATCCTGCAGGCTGTTAGCACAGGCGTCTTTACCAAGAGCGGTGCCGCTGCAGCGGTCGCGGCAGCCTTCCCGTCCATGCGTCCCGAGCAGATCGACGCCATTCTCGCGGGCGTACCGGAAACGCCGGCGCTGAGTGCCGTGCCCGAGGCGGCCCCGCCAGTGGAACCGTTGGGCCGCTCGCTGCCCGAGGCTCGTGCCTTGACCATCAGCATCGACTTCGACCGCACGTTCGCGGCCGACCCGGCATTGTGGGGCGAGTTCGCCCGCAAGTCGGTCGCCGACGGCAACACGGTCGTGATGATTTCGCGCCGCCCCGAGGAAGACCGCCAGGTCGTGACCGACACGCTGGGCGAGTACGCCGATGCGTTCTCCCAAGTGTTGCTTGTGGGTGGCGACACGCTCAAGGCTGACGCGGCTGCGGCGGCTGGCATCGACGTGGACGTGTGGGTGGATGACAGCCCGCAGACGATCACGGACGAACCGGCACCGAAGAAGCGGAGCCGCAGGAAGAAGACCGGAGGTGAGGACAATGGCTGACCTGCTGATCGAACGGCGTTCTCTTGCGATTGACGAGGTAGAGTCGGCGGTGCCGCTGCTCACGGTCGAGAGCCGAAGCGAAGACGGTGCCGAGCGGGAATGGGTGGTCGGCTACGCTGCGAAGTTCGGCGTGCTGTCCCTCGACCTCGGCGACTTCGTGGAGCGGATCGACCCTGGTGCGTTCAGCATCGTCGCCGAGCGTCGCGGTCGGCGTCGCCCCTTGGAGACGCGGGCGCTCTGGAATCACGACCCGAACTTCCCGCTGGCCCGCTATCCCGGCACGCTGCGGATGACCGTGGACGAGGTTGGGCTGCGGTACGAGTTCCCCGTGCCCGACACGTCCTACGGGCGGGACTTGGCTGCAAACATCCAGGCTGGCATCGTGCGGGGCTCGTCATTCTCGTTCACCGTCCCAAGCGGCGGCGAGACTTGGAGCCAGGAGGATGGCCGCAGTGTCAGGACAATTTTGGCCGTCGATTCTTTGCTGGACGTGGCACCAACGACTTTTCCGGCGTACCCAGACACTGACTGTACGGTTGCCCAGCGTTCCTACGATGCGTGGCGTTCCGCGTCGGCTGATGTTCAACGTCGCCAGATTGACCGCGTTTTGCAGGCTCGCGGCAAGGCGGCATCACTCCGCGAGTATCTGAAAACGCATGGCCGCTAGTGGCGATTCGTGCCCGAAGTGCCGTGAGGGCCGCTTGACGGTCGCGTCGAGCGTCCGCAGCGGTGAGTACCAGACTCGCTATCTGCGATGCACGCGGTGCAGTTGCACCGACAAGCAGGTGATCCATGCTGGCGAGATTCGCCGCGTGAAGTTCTTTACTGGTGCCAACGCATAACTGCGTGGTTCCCGCCTCGCGTTTCTAGGTTCGATGTAGGCGACGGCAAGAGACCGTCGCTTCCCGAACACAGGAGACGCGCCCGTGGCTGTCGAGAAGCTCAAGGCTCTGCTGGACGAACTGGCCTCTGTCGTTGCCGAGATGGAGGCGATGACCGAGGACGCCCCCGAGGGCGAAGACGCCGCTCCCATGAGTGAGGAGCAGGAAGCGTCCCTCCGCAGCCTGGAGCAGAAGGCCGACAAGCTCCGCGAGCGGATCGCGTTCCTGGAGCGAGTGCAGGCCAAGAGCCTCGAGTTGCGTTCCGTGCTGGAGCGTGCCGCCCCGGCCAAGAAGGTCGATTCCGTCACCGAAGACAAGGAGCCCGCCGTGGCTGAGAAGCGTTATTTCGCGATCCCCAAGGCGTCGCACAACCTCCGTGGCTTCAAGGGTCCGAACGCCGAAGAGCGGGCGTACCGTGCTGGCATGTCGCTCAAGGCGACCCTGCTCAACGATGCCGAGGCTCGCCGGTGGTGCGACGACCACGGCGTCGAGCATCGTGCTCAGGCTGGTGGCATCAACTCGCTCGGTGGCGTGCTCGTGAACGCCGAACTGTCGAGCGAGATCATCCGGCTGGTCGAGGAGTCCGGTGCGTTCCCGGCGAACGCTCGCAACGTCACGATGAACAGCGACACGCTGCTCGTCGCCCGGCGTACCGGCGGTCTGACCGCTCGGGCGATTGGCGAGAACGCCGCTCCGACCCCGAGCGACGTGACCTTCGACAACATCCAGTTGGTCGCCAAGCTCTGGGGCGTGGATAACCGGATTCCGATGTCGCTCATGGAAGACTCGGCGATCAACCTCGCCGACGCCATGGCGGTCGAGGTGGGCCAGGCGTTCGCCGAAGCCTTCGACAATTCCGGGTTCATCGGCACCGGCAACGGGGCTCTGTACCACGGCACGAACGGCGTGGCCGTGTCGATCATCGACGGCACGCACACTGCGTCGGTCCAGAGTGCGGCCAGCGGGAACAACACCTTCGCGGGGCTCGCTCTCAGCGACTTCACGAACACGGTGGCTCGGCTGCCGCTGTACGCTCGCAACCGGAACGCCAAGTGGTACATCTCGCCGTCTGGCTACGGCTCCTCGATGCTCCGCCTGATGATGGCGGCGAGCGGCAACAACCAGGCCGACGTGGCTGCGGGTGCGAACCTCAACTTCCTCGGCTTCCCGGTGGTGCTCGTGCATCCGATGGAAAGCCGCCTGACCGGCACCGCCTCGCAGGT